CTGGCGGAGCTAGTGCGTTTTGGCAAGGACAGCCGGTTAGGTTCAAGGTCCAAACGGATCAATTCCTTCCTGTGATCGGTGCGGCTATTGCTAATGGCGGATCAGGGTATGTGGAAGGGGAAGTCATAACCCTCACTGGCTATCCTCAAGGTGCAGCACCTATTGGTGCCCCTGCACAAATTCGAGTTCTTACCGTTGCCGCTGGTGTGATCACCTCGTGCGAAGTCGTCGCCGTGGTAGCGGGTTCAGACCCTGCTATTGGTGGGTCATACTTTGGCCTTCAATCGAACCCAGTGGGCCAAGGCTCAACCACAGGCTCAGGGCAAGGTGCGACGTTCAACCTAACCCAAGGTCCGCAAGCATCGCAACGGGTTATCTTAACCAACCAAGAATTCGCCACCCTTGCGTATGTGCAACAAGTCATCGACCCCAATCTTTTCGATACCCTGTTCCAATCAGCCCTAATCAACGCCATGGGCGCCAGCGTGTGTCAGGCCTTGACTGGTGACAAAACCCTCCTCGATCGAATGGTGAAGGAAGTTAACGCTTCGATCGAACTTGCTCGCTCTATCGATGGCAACGAAGGCCTAACTATCAACGACGTAACCCCCGATTGGATTCGCATTCGCGGAATCAATTGGACCGACGGATACGTCAGTGGCCCCTATACCTCCTACGATTGGGGCAATTACTGGAGCTTCGCGTGAGCGATATTAAAATCCAAGCCAGTTTCAATTCAGGCGAATGGGCACCGTCGCTCTATGCCCGGGTTGATCTTGCGAAATATCGCTCCGGCGCTGCGTTGTTGCAGAATTTCTTCGTTGATTATCGCGGTGGCGCATCCACCCGAACTGGCACTCGATATATTCTCCAAGCCTACAAATCCTCAACCGCGGTTCGATTGATCCCTTTCCAAGCCAGCTTCAATGTTGGCTATGCCCTTGAATTTGGGGACCAATACATTCGCTTCTTCTTTCTTGGTTCCCCGGTTCTTGAAACCCAACTCAACATTACCGGCGCAACCAATGCCAATCCATGCGTAATCACGGTGCCCGGAAATACCTATTCCGCAGGCCAGTGGATTTTTATCGCCGGGGTTGGAGGGATGACCCAACTCAATGGGCATTACTATTCAATTTCCAACGCGGCGGGCGACAACATCACCCTTGCGGATTTGAATGGCAATCCCATCGATTCGACTGGGTTTGGCGCCTACACCTCTGGTGGCACCGCCTCGCGTGTCTACACCATCGATTCGCCCTATTCCGCGGATGATTTGAAGAACGTCAAATACGCACAGAATGTTAATGAAATGATTCTGTGCCATCCCAACTATCCGCCGCAAATTCTCAAACTAATCACCGCAACGAATTGGACGATTGATCCAATCACCTTCGGCACAGACATTGCGTCACCAACAGGCCTAATCTACGCCGGTTCATTCAACGCCCCTGCGGGAACATTTTGGGGAGTGGGCTACACCTACGCCGTGACTGCGATTGACGAATCGGGTCAGGAATCTGCACCGACACAGATTTCCTTTGGTGGCCTTCCCGATCTCCGCACGGTACCGGGTACCATCTACATCGGATGGGATTTGGTCGATGGGGCCGTAGGCTATAACATCTACAAAACCGACGTGTCCTACACCGGAGTTGTGCCTGCGGGTGCGACTTGTGGTTTCATTGGCACAACGACCGGTCTGTCCTTTGTCGATTCCAATATCGCCGCGGACTATAGCCAAACCCCGCCTGTGCCACGTAATCCATTTGGCTCCGCAAGTGGGTTTGAAATTCAATCCATTCAAATCAACACACAGGGAACCTACACTTCCGTTCCGACGATTTCCTTCTCCGGTCCTGCACCAACGATCCCTGCTACTGCCAATGCGGTCCTTGGCGTCACCGGCACTCCCACGGTCGGGGTTGGAGGTAGTGGCTATGCCGTTGGCGACACAGTTCTGTTTCCCAATAACGTAGTCCTCGTTGTCGCCTCGGTTTCAAGTGGCGCCGTGACTGCGTGGAAACCGATTACCGATTCGCCTTCAAATCCTGGCTCACTCCTTAGTGGATCGACCCCGTCCAATCCTGTGGCCCAGATTTCTTCTTCCGGCGGCGGAACAGGCGCAACGGCAAATCTGGTTTGGGGCGTCGTTAGTGCCGTTATGACGAATAATGGCTCGGGCTATTCCACTGTGCCTGGAGTTGTGTTCTCCTCTGGCTCTGCGACAGCAACTGCAATCCAAGGACCAACGACCCAAGGCTATCCGTCAGTTCCCGGATTCTTCCAACAACGTCTCGTTCTTGCGGCGCCGAATGGTTCGCCTCAAACCTTCTACATGTCCCAACCAGGGGCATACTTCAACTTCGACGTTTCGGTCATTGCCCAAGCCACCGATGCGCTCACTGGCACCTTGGTTTCCGGCCAACTCAACACAATCAAATCAATGATCCCGCAAACCTCAGGGTTGTTGATCTTAACCGACAAAGCCTCGTGGTTGGTCAATGGCGGATCGAATGGCTCCGCAGTCTCGCCCTCGGCCTTGGTCGCCAATGCCCAGTCCTTCGTCGGCACTAACGATGTTCCGCCGATTGTGGCGAATTTCGATGTGCTTTATATCCAATCCAAAGGTTCAGCCGTTCGCGATTCCGCATACAATATCTACGCCAATGTGTTCACTGGCACGGATATCTCGGTCCTATCCTCCCATCTATTCTACGGATATGAAATCCTCGAATGGGCATGGGCCGAAGAACCGTTCAAGATCGCATGGGCAATTCGCAATGATGGCACCTTGCTTTCCCTGACCTTCCTCAAAGAGCAAGAATTCATCGGTTGGGCACACTCAATCACTGAAGGCGATTTCAAATCCGTCTGCGCCGTCACCGAACTTACCTCTACCGCAGGCGAAGTCGATGCGGTTTACACCGTGGTCGAACGTCAAGTCAACGGCAACACCGTCAAATACATCGAACGATTCGCAGAACGCACATTTCCCAATGGCGTGGTGGATGCATGGACCGTAGATGCGGCGGTGCAATACGATGGCCCGCCGGCGACCCAATTCTCCGGCGGGGATCATTTGGCCGCAATGACCTGCACAGGCCTTGCGGATGGTCAACCTATCACTCCGTTTGTGATGCCAGTTGATGGTAACTTCACTTTGCCCGTGGCTGCGAGTAAGGTGACTGTTGGGCTTGGGTTCGAGTGCGATTTACAAACCTTGGCCATCGATACCGGCGACCCGACGATCCAAGGTAAGGTGAAGAAGATTCCGCAAACAGACGTTCGTGTTGCACAGACCCTCGGATTGATGATCGGTTCGAGCTTCGACAGCCTAACCCCGATGAAGGACCTGATCCGTGGGCAGGTTAGCTCCATGCTCACCGGCCAACCTTCTCAACTTGTCACCGATCTCGTCACTGGCGACGCGAGGACTTTCCTTAACCCAACCTATACCGTCCCGGGCCAATACTGCATTCGCCAATCCCTTCCATACCCCGCCTCAATCCTCGGCGTATTCCCCGATCTTGTGGTTGGAGATACCAAATGACGGTTTTGATCGAAGACGTATCCGGGAGACGATTTGCAGAGTTGATTTCCTCACGCATTCGTGAAACACTTACGGATAGAGAGTTGGAAATCACCGAAGATGCCATGAGCAAATCCACGCAAGTGCGGATGGTGAGCAATGGAGAAATGGTTGGGATCACCGGCGTTATCCCTCCATGTCTCGCGTCAACCGACGCGTATCTTTGGCTCTACACCAACCCATTCAACACGGTTCAATCTCCAGGAATCATTCGGGCCACTCGGCAGGTGGTGAGGGAATTCTCAAAATCCTACCCCTCTATCTTTGGCCATTGCGAAATCGGCAACGTCAAATCCCATCGCTGGCTTCGATGGCTCGGTGCGGAATTCGAACCTCCTGTTGGCCCAGTGCAACAATTCGTTATAAAGGCATAAACCAGTGGCGGCACCTATTGGGGCACTAAGTCTTGGAACCTCCGTTGCAGGTGGTATTCTTGGCGCTGTTGGCGCAAGTCGTACGGCCGAAGCCAACGCACAGATGTATGGCTATCAAGCCCAAGTTGCGCGGATCAATGCGCAGATTGATAAACAAAACGCAGACTACGCGCGGCATGTTGGCGAACAAAACGCACAAATCGCAGGGCTCAAGGGCGCTCAGCAATTTGGTCAAATCCGCGCAGCCGAAGGTGCATCGGGACTGGATGTAAATTCCGGCTCCAATGCGGAGGTCCAAGCCTCACAGCGCAAGATCACGCAAATGGATGTTAGCACCATTCGCTCCAATGCAGCCAAGACTGCCTATGACTACGAGGTCAAATCTGTTAACGACCTCAACCAAGCCGGACTTTATGACGCTGCCGCATCCAATGCCAAGGCCGCAGGAAGTATCAACGTCGCGGCATCGCTTATTGGTGCCGCCGGAACTGTTGCCACTCGTTGGCAAGCTGGCGCGCAGAGCGGTCTATTCGCTGGTGGCGGAGGTGGGTCCGCTGGAAGCGGTATCACTCTCTATGGCCCCAATCAAGAAGTGGTAGGGTATTATGCCTAGCGTCCCGTATACCGGAGTTCCTACCGTCGCTCCGCAAATGGATGCGACGCCGAACCTCTCTGCCAATACCCCTCCTGCTGCATTTGGTGCGGCTACCGCTGAGGCCACATCAAACTTGGGTCGTGCGGTATCGGGAGTTGGTAATGAGTTGTGGCAGCGCGCCACGGCAATGCAGGACCTATTCAACCACTCCCAAGCCATCGAGGCGGATACGAAGTATATGGAAGCGGCGGGGAATATCCACGCCAAGCTTTCATCCTTCCAAGGCAAGGATGCAGTCGATTATTTCCACAACGGCTTTCAACAAGACCTTCGCGGCGCAAGGCAATCAATCCGCGATTCCCTCCCCAACGATATGGCGAGGAAGATTTTCGATCAATCTTCCCTGTCCACAATGGGGCGGACGGTCTATAGCGGAGCCGGATATTCCGCAACGCAGAACAAAAAATACGCCATTGGTGCAGCCGCTGCCAAGGTGCAAACCACGCGCGATGCGGCGCTGGTTGATCCCGAA